AAGCTACGCAAGCTGACATAGATAAGATGATGGGCAGGAGGTGATCATGTGGCCATAAAAGGAATTGCTGTCAAAATTGGAGCTGACACTAAGGGGCTTAATAAAGCCCTCAAAGATATTCGCTCTCAATCGCGCAAAATAGGCAGAGAGTTATACCAGGTTAATAGAGCTTTGAAATTCAATCCAGACTCTGTTGAGCTCTGGGCGCAAAAGCAGGACATACTTACAGAAAGAGTTGAGCAGACAAAAGAAAAGTTAGATGTTTTAAAACAAGCTGAAAAAGATATGCAAAAACAATACAAATCTGGTGATGTAGGCGAAAAAGAATATCGTGAATACCGAAGAGAATTAATCAAAACTGAGGACCAGCTTTCTAGCTTTCAAGACGAGCTTGAAAAAACTCAAAGAAAAGCAACTGATTTCAGCAGAAAAATGCAAAAGGCTGCTGACAATATGGAAAAGTTCGGCAACAAAATGAAAGGGATTGGCGATAATCTTAATACCCATGTTACTTTGCCTCTTACTGCCGCATTCTTTGCATTAACCGAGGGTACCAGGGATTTCAGAAAAGAGATTTCAGTACTTAAAAATAATGCAGATACAGCTGGTGTTTCAATGGAAGATCTTGATGGGAAGATGGCGCAACTTAATGCCGTAACTGGCGAACTTGATTCTAATGTTGAAGGATTATCAAGTATATTGGCTGCAGGATTTCGCGATGAACAGTTGACAGGAATAGTTAATGAGTTATCGGGAGCAGTTACAAAGTTTCCAGATACTCTGAAATTTGAAAACTTGTCTGAATCGCTCCAGGAGACAATCGGATCAGGAAAGTCAGTTGGTCAGTTTGATGAAATGTTGTCAAGATTAGGTGTCGACTTAGATAAATTTAATCGAGGCTTACAAACTGCGAAAGAAAACGGCAGAGAAACAGATTATGTATTACAAACTCTTGCTAACAATGGGTTAACTGACAGCTATGATCAGTATGTCAAAAACAATAAAGCGCTTGTTGAAAGTGCAGAAGCTCATTATGAACTACAATCTTCACTTGCTGAATTAGGAGCTGAGTTAGATCCAATCATGACAGATATTGTAAAAGGAGTTACCGATGCAGTAGATGCATTTAATGATCTTTCTGAAGAAGAGCAGGACATGGTTATTTTTGGCGCCGGGGTAGCAGCTGCACTTGGGCCAGTGTTAAGCGTTACAGGAAACTTATCATTAACTCTTAGCTCCTTAACCAATGTTATTAATGGAGCTGGCGGTTTAACTGCTGCACTAAATCCTTACATGATTGGTGGCGCTGTAATAGTCGGATTTGGTTTGCTTGCAAAAAGAATTTATGAAGGTAACAAGCAGCTTAAATTCATGGAGCGAAATGTTAAATCTCTAAATGAAGCTGAACTCAAAAGAAGAAAAGATTTACTTGAGTCTGATATTCAGGAAGAAGAAAGAAGATTAGATGCTCGCAAAAATGGAGCGAGCGAAGGCTCTATAATCGGCGAAAAATATTCGATAAGTCAATCAGAAAACAGATTAAAAAAATTAAAGAAAGATTTATCTGAAACCGAAAAAGAATTAGCAGATATTGAAGAAACTAAAGATAATTTAGAAGAACCAGACTTAAGTGAAGATGGCGGCGGATTAACTTCCGGCTCTGAAAGTGATTACAAGTCTTATATGGAAGAACTAGAAGCTGAAATAGAAGCTTATGATTTTGAGCAAGAAGTTTCTGAAATGTCTAATGAATCAGCTCGGACCTGGGCTAAATTAGAAAAAGACATGAAAGCCGAATTAAAAAGAATAGATCAGCTTGAAGATGCTACTAAAGACCAAAAAGATAGACTTAAAGAAATGGTTGAGCAATTTTATAATGATCAGTATGCTAATTATCTTGAAGAAATTGACAAAGAAGAAGCAGAAAAAGAAAAACAACGAAAAAAAGAAGCCATTGAACGAGAAGAGCAATTACAAAATAAATTAGAGCTTCTCAAAAAAGAAGGTAAAGAAAAAGAATTGGCTCAATTAAGGCAGCAATATGAAGATGAAAAGGAAATGATGCGGGAAAAAGGCCAGGATACTTCTGAATTAACGAAAATTTATAAGCAAGAAAAGCTAGATATTATTGAAAAATATAATCAAAAAGAAAAAGAAGCTACTGAGAGATTAATCGAATGGAAGTATAAAAATGGATTTATAAGCACTGAATACTATAGAAATCATTTGCAGAAAAGATTAAATGAATACAAAATGTTTTCTGAAAAATGGCAAGATGTTTATGAGACTTTGCAGGGTTTGCCCGAATCAAAAGATTCTGATGAAAATTTGCTAAAATCTCAAACTTATGGAAACCTTGGAAGCGACGCTGGTAGCTCTGGTAAAGAACAAGTTCAATCTATCAACTGGATGACTGATGCATTTGTAGATCTAGGGCTAGAAATAGAAGAAGCTAATCAAAAATTCGTAGATTGGAAAGATGATCTAGTAACTGGATTATCAGATGCAATAGCTCGCGGCGAAGACTTAGGCGATGTATTTGACAATATAGCTGACCAGATTGCTTCAATGGTCATGCAAAAAGCAATTGTTGGTCCTATTGTTAATTATGCTTTAGGAGGCTTGAACTTACCTACGTTTCATGAAGGTGGTTTTGTTTCACCGGCTAATGCTATAAAGAACATTCAGAGGTATCACTCAGGTGGTGGAGTCGGCCTCAAAAATGATGAGGTGCCTGCTATTTTAGAAAATGGAGAATATGTGCTTAATAAAAACCAGGTAAAAGGCTTGCAAAGTGGTGGCGGTGGTTCGCCAGTTTATATTTTTGATATTAATGCAATTGACACTCAATCATTCGCTCAAGCTATCCAAAGAAACCCGGAGGCGGTAGTTGGGGTTGCAGTGCAGGATATTATGAGAAATGGAAATCTTAGAAAAGCTATTAAGAAATCTTAAGGAGGTGAGCTTTTGGAAAAGTTTGATTTCAAGTATAAAAAAGCTTGGGTTGTTGATATAGTTACAAAAACCCTTATAACTCAATTTGAAGGAGGAAAAGAACAGAGGCGCCCCAAAGGTTTGCCTTATAGGGTTTTCAAACTAGAATTTGATAAAACAGACAACTATAACGATGATGCCCAACAAATAATAAATTTTTTCTATGCTAGAAAAGGTCAATACGAATCTTTTCTCTGGGATTATACAGTGAAGGAAATATAATCGAAGCTGATATTGAGGTTAGATTCAACCAGGATAAATTGAGCGATGAAGTTTTCGATAACAAAGCTCACTCCTTTTCTATTGAATTGAAGGAGCTGGTATAAGTGCCTAGAACACTAAGTTCTGATGTAATTGCTGAAAAAGATAAAGACTCTAACTGGCCAATCGAACTTTATCAAATTAAATTAGATGAAGAAACACTTTACTATGCTATGTTCCCTGAGAATATAGCGTTTTTTGATGAGTTTGGAAATCCTCAAACTTACTATGCGGCTGGTATCAGCAGAAGTGAGATCAACAAAAATAATAAAACAGCTCCAGATAGCGTAACAGTTACTTTTGACAATGTCGCCAAAAACTTTTCGGCATATATTGCTAACACTCAATTTGAAGGCAGGAAAGTTACAATCTGGAAAGTATTCAGAAATCATATAGATAAGTTTGAAAACAAAATTGAGATGTTCACAGATGCAGTTATTGATTCAATTTCAACTGATGAATACAACTTAACTGCTCAACTTGTTTCTAACTTAGATGCTTTAGATGTCGAACTACCTCGGCGAAGTTATGGAGTTAATTGCAGATGGCCTAACGGTTTTGGAGGAGAAGGTTGCGGCTATAATGTTCCAACACTCAGCGGGACTATTGACAGCATATCAAGTAATAGAATTTACGATGCGGCAATGAACCAGCCAGCAGACAGGTGGAAGCATGGCGTTATAAAAGTCGGCAGCGAAAGCAGAAAAATAATTTATTCAGCAAGTGGATTTGTTGATGCAGAATACCCTTTTCAAGATGCTCAAGCTGGTGACAGTTATCATTTAGAAGCCGGATGCGATCTCACTTATAATGGAGGGCATGGCTGCCAATACTGGAATAACACTCAATTCTACGGAGGATTTTTGGACATTCCGAAAATCAGAAATGTAAGGCGTGTTGATTAATGGAAATCAAAAAGTATCTTAATTCGAACTATCAATTTAATGGCCGCGGCAAAGAAGGTTATGACTGTTTAGGATTAGTTGTTGATTTTTTAGCAGATAACAATATTATTCTTCCTGATACAGATGGCAAAATTATTCCACCGGATTGGATGAAAGAAAACCCAAATAGACTGCCGGAAGGATTAAGTTTATATTGCGATCGTGTAAATAATAAAAAACCATTTGACATATTAGTTTTTGAAGTCGGGGGAATACCAAGGCACGCTGGCGTTTTGATTGATAACTACAGATTCATTCATATTTTTGATAATTCGAAAGCAAGAGTTAGTAAATTTTCAAAGTGGGAAAAAAGACTGCATAGTATATGGAGAGTGAGGTGAGGAAATGGGAGTAGGAGCAATAGTAGGATTAGTGGCAGGCGCTGCAGCAGCTGCATCTACAGTAGGTGGAATGACTGTAGCGGCTGGAGCAATGATTGGGTTTAGTGTTGGAAATTCTTATGATAACTATAAAGAAGCAAAAGAATTTCAAGAAAGCATGAATCAATCTAAAAATTCACCAACATATTCATTTGGTCCTATTAGCAATACTAAAAGTCATCAAATACCAGTGCCGGTTGTGTATGGTAGAAATCTTGTAGCTGGCAACATAATCAATCAAAAAATACGCGGTGAAAATGATAATTTAATGGATCTTCAAGTTGGAATTTCAGAAGGGCCAATTGAATCAATAGAAGAAATTAAAGCTGATGATAAAACAATTAGCGCAGAAACTAAATTAGGTTACAGAAAACAATCTGCCTGGTCTAAAAATGAACACGGTCAAACATTTTCTTTTCTTGCTCATTACTCAACAACTCTTGACGCTGATAAATTAGAAACATCAGGCACTCCAACTATGACCGCGATAGTAAAAGGTAGGCACGTAAGAGTTTGGACAGGCAGCAGCTGGGTAACAAAATATAGCAACAATCCAGTTTGGTGTGTGCTAGATTTTATAAGCAACAACAGATTTGGTTTTGGTGTATCCGACGCTTTTATTAATTTAGAAAGTTTTAAAGAGGCGGCTGAATATGCTGATGAATTGGTAGATGGGGAAAGAAGGTTTGAATTAGATTTTGTCATTGACGCCAAAAGCTCAGCACTGGACATACTCAGTGAAATGCTATCAACTTTTAGAGCATTTCTGGTTTGGTCCGACGGGAAATTAAAGTTAAAGATTGATAAACCAGAAATAGAACATCAAAGCTTTGTGTATTCTGGCAACAGTGAAAAAGATAATATTATTTCGGGCAGTTTCGCAAGAAGCGGCACTTCGAGAAAGGAAAGGCTCAGAGAAGTAGTTGTAGAATATACCGACCCTAATGAAAACTTTGAAACTATTGGAGCACGTTTTATTGATAACAGCATTCCTGGGGAATCAGTAAAAACTATAACACTTAATGGAATTAACAGATTTTCACAGGCAGGCAGAGAAGCAAGATATTACCAAAAAAAATCAAAATTTTGCACTCAAATAATCAGTTTTGGAGCAAGCGTAAAAGATATTGAAGCAGAAGTTGGAGATAAAATATTAGTCACTCATATAAGACCAGGTTGGATAGATAAACCTTTTAGAATTATGGAAATTAAAGAAGCCGAAGATCACAACATGACCATTACTGCTATTGAATATAACGAGTCCATTTATACTGATGATGGAGTTGTGCAGCAGGAGAATTACGGCTCTGAATTTAAAAATCCTTTCGAAGCTCCTAATGAAGTAAATAATTTATCTGTTTTCGAATATGGTTATACAACCATGGATGGGAATTTAATTAGTAATTTAATTGTGGATTTTGATATTCCTGATGATGAAAGACT